AGTTACTTGTCTTTATTTCACTGCCTCCTGGTGTGGTCCTTGTAAAATGATTAAACCAAAGGTTAAGGAATTAGGACAAACACATAAAGACGATGTTCTATTTGTAGAAATTGACGTAGATACCTATGACGGTTTATCGGAGGATGCTGGTGTTAGTGCTATGCCAACTTTTGTTTTCTATAAGGAAGGAAAGGAAGTTGATAGAATGACAGGTGCTGATGGAAAAGCACTTGAAATGAAACTTTCTCTCCTCCTTCTCTAATTTTACTTATTTTTTATATATATACTTATTTTTTATATATATACTTATTTTTTATATATCGAATAATTATATATATATGCCTAGAAAATATACTAAGAAAAAAGGTAGACATGGTAGAGCAGGTGCTGAAAGTCATATCAAAAGAGACGTCTATTAACTATTCTAGGTAATGCTGAAGGGTGCAATTTTCTGAGTGGAAAAATACAGTTCAAGTTTCATATAAAGGTAGTGTCGAAAATATTATTCAAGATATATTAGGTGGTATGAAAATTACTTGTACATATATTGGCGCTAGCAAGTTAAAAAATATTAGTAAATGTGCTACTTTTGTTCGCGGGAGTAAATACTTTCTATAAATAATATTATAATTAATTATTAGAGTTAATATAGTAAAATCCTATTGTTAAATTTAATAAAAAATATTTATTATTATTTGATAGTGAATATATACTACCAATTAATAGTTGTTTCATTCTTACATACATTAGTAATATTATACTTACCAGACCACAATAAAGTGATATGAAAATCTTTGTCTTTTAATCCTATAGACCTTCTTAATTTGTTTCCATATTCCCAGTCTAATACTATAAATATTGTATCTTCATTATCTTCGTTTACATATCTACCAATACCTTTTGATATAGGCAATTTAAATCCATCTAATGTAAAATTTTTAATTTTAAGTTTTATTTCGGGTGTCATCTCATAACTATCAATTACCGTAATATGATTTTCTATACCTCTTTGAATATGTTTATTCAATCTATCTTCTGTTCTATTAATTAATCTTATATCTCTAAGATGTTTGTCAACCATTTTATCAATAATATTATTTCTCAATATATATTGCGATTCTACAATATTAAATCCCGGTAAATAGGATGGATTTGGAAAACTATTTAACCACAAGTCAGTATTATTTCCATTTATACTATAATCATTTCTAATACTAGTAATTGTTTTCATAAGAATGTCTTTATCTATATATTTACCTCCTAATTTATGTCTATTATCACATCGACTTATTATAGTTTCTAAAAAATCTTTATCTATATCTTCACATACTAACCATTTATCAGCATATATAATATATGGTACTAATATTGCTCCATATACATCACAAATTAATTTATAAATAGTCCTAAAGTATGCCAATCCATTTAAATTATCTAAGAAACAATGCCTCCCCGATTTAATAATTCTTACCAGATCTTCTATACATTTCCGATGACATCCTTTAAGTAAATTAAAGTTAAATTGTTTAGGCATATAAGTATCAGCAGATGCCATATCAAGTTTATCACTTTTATTTAGTGTTTGTAAATATTGTTTTAATTTATTATATAATGTTGTTTTACCAACTCCTTGTATAGATATTGGCATAAATATATATGGAATAATTTTTCCATTATCGTCTATAATAGGATTTTTAATTTTACATAATATATCATTATATATAACAGACATTTCTTTATTCAAGATTGTTTCCATTGGTGATTGTTTATTAAAACGCTTTATTTCATTACCAGCTATCTCACGTATCGCTGGATTTCTAATAAACGCTTCAATTCCATGTGATGGTAGTGTTTCTTCAATTTTAAACATAGTTTATTAAAGTCTCAATAACAAAAAAATAAATCAATTTTATTTTTGAAACTTATATTAGGGAATTTAAAGAAATACTTGCTGAAAGTGGAAGAGTTATCGTGGAAGTGATTAAACCAGAAAAATTACCTTATAAATATTTCTATAAATCTTCTGGAACTTCAAGGGATGGAACCAATTTGGCAGGTTATTATCTTCCATTGGATAAAATTCCAATTGAAAATTTCTATAAAAGATTTAAAAAACCAGAAGATGAATTTATGTCTAGTAAAAATGAAAAAAATTATTCTCCCGGGGACGGAATAACATTAGAAAGTATGGAAACATATAAGAGATTTATGAATGTAATGAATGCGAGTATATGTAGGACTTTGTTAGAAAATAAATTTACAACTTTATAAATAAATTTTATTACAAAATTTATACTCAAATATGTTATTATTAACTATTCCAAATTTCAAAATAATTTATACGAAAATTACTAACCTTTGTTATTCTATGAATATAACCTGTATATGGAATATTTCCTATAACTGCGTACTCTTGGTTTGGTTTTAGTTGCCATTGTAGGGGTTTTATACTAGGTGTTCCATCACTATTATTTCCTAACCATAAAAATTTAAAACACCCATTATGTGCGTTAGTATCTATAACATAATAGTAAAATAAAATATTTTCGAGTGGTATTTCCTTTGTATTTAATTTATTTACTAATGTCCTCATATTTGTTACATAATCATTACCACCATCACTAGATACTGCGTCGTGAATTATATTTAACCGATCAATAGTTATGGTTCCAAATAAAGCTTGCAAGAAGTCCCTTAATGGATCAATCCTTACACTTTTTATTATTTTTATAAGACCTACGCAGATATTAGAATTGTTAATTTTAAGGTCAGTACATTTACTGTATATAGGTTTATAATGTTTTAGACTATTTTCCCCTGCCGGAATTAAATATTCGCAAGAACGAGAAGTATATCTTTCAAACAATTTGGGATAATTATTAGCCGCTAGTTTTGTTTTCATACGTACAATAGCTGAGAATTCTTCCGCCCCGCCAAAGTGACGCGCATCATTATCGCTAATTATATTTTGCGCTAATTTATCTTTTGTTTGTAAAGCACCCTTTATACTTTCAAAGTCAAAATAATCAACATCATCTTTTAATCTCTTTCCACTACGGTCTGTTATTGGACTTCGTGTCATACCAGGAACCATACTACCTGTTTGTTTCCTGTAATATTGAGAATAATAACTACAATTAAAACTATCTGGAATTATACTTGCGGATGATTCGTGTTCTTGTTTAGCTTCTTTTAATCGGGCATAACTTATAACTGCGACTATACCTCCTTCATCTTTAAAAATAATAGTTTGTGGGAAAAAAGATGAACCAGAAACAAAGTGTGAACCATACTTATTAATTGTGCAGTGAGAATATATTTGATTTCTTCTCCACCATTCTCTATCAGTAGTTTCTGTAAAACATTCACAATAATTACTAATAGTTGTTTTATTAACTCTCGGATTAAATTTTGCCATCATATCTTCAGAACTATTTATACCCCTATAAATATAATCACTTGCCTGATAGTAAGGGCGGTGGGAGGTATATTGCTTATAAAATGGTTTCTGTACATCAGGATAATACGTGCCTATACTAACTACTATAGATTTGCTAGCGTTTTTTACTCTCGAAGATAATGAAGATAATTTTGAACTTCTTACTTTTATTCGTTTTCTTGCTTTTGCTGCTGTTGTTGTTCCTGCTCTGGGTGCTTTGGTTCCTTGGTGTCCAAGTTTTTCTGGCATTTTTTTTTTTACTTGTTTACTTAAAATTCCGGGACCTTGCGCACTACCCCGCGCACTACCCCGCGCACTACCCCCTACTGAAAAAATATTATTTGTATTATTAAACCAAGTCATCTGAGGAAAAAGTTCATCAAAGAATTGCTCAATTTGATTACCTGCTCCTGGATCTGTTTCTGTTTCTGTTTCTGTTTTTTTTGTTTCTATATATAAATTATTAATTAATAATATCATACAATTTTTTATAAATTCTAAATCATCAGAATAAATAAAATCAAAATATTTTTCAACAAAAGTGTCCACTAAAATACTATTTTTATCTTTTAAATAAACGATTAAATTATCTCTTTCCTGTTCTACTTTTGTTTTTAAATCTAACTCACTATGTTCTTGTTCTGGGTCTAATTCTTGCTCCTGTTCTTGTTCTGGGTCAAATTCTTGCTCCGATTCTTGTTCTGGCTCCGGTTCTAGTTCTGGGTCTAATTCTTGCTTCGGTTCTGGTTCTTGACTTTCTTCTACATAATTAACTTCTTTTTTTTCAGGATCATCATCATCTGGTAAATATGGAAAAATTTTTGAAACAAATAATTTTATGTTTTCAGAATCAATCATTTCAAATTCTTTTCTAAAAGAATCATATAATTTTTCTGTTTTTTTAAAGTCAGCTTCTTCATTTTCAGTTAATTCTAAGTCCAAACCTTTAATTTCCCAACTTTTCCGAATTTTTAAATCTATACCAATAGGTTTTTGTATAAAAGCAGGTTCGTATTTAGCTTTCTTTATAAAAAATATATTTCTTATACCAAAAATATATGGATATTCTTTGGTACTTTTATCTTCTTGATATTTTAAACCATATTTAATATAGTGTTGTGAAACTGCATCTAAATAATTTATAGGAGGTATTTTTGTGGTGGAACTAATATTATCTGAACCAAGTTCAAATGGAATTAAGTTTTTAGCGTTTAATTCTGTAACCATATCTTGTAATGTTTTTCCCATATTCTCTGGAGTAGGCAAATCTCTATTTCCAAGTTTTAATTGGTTTCCAACTAATAAAAATTCTCTTTCTTCTGAACTAGGATCATCATAAGGTGCTGTAACATTTGCGATAGCACCTATTCTTGATATTATTTTTCCATCAAATTCATCTATTTCACCTGTAAATCTATTATAACCAAAAATTTTTTGAGGTAATTCAGGTAATTCAGGTAATTCAGGTAATCCTTCTACTTCATTTCCGAAAATAAAATTAAAACCAAAACCACCTCCTTTCATTACTTTTAAATTAGTTTTCTTTTTAGAATTCCTTCTTCGACTATTCTTAAATTTTTTACTACTTGAAATTTTATATTTTTTATTTATAAATTTTTTTTTTCTAGTAAATTTCTGTTTTCTGGATTTATGTGAATTAATTTTTTTCTTAACCATTTTTATAATATTCGCATATATTTTTTTTTTTTAAATCCAATAATAAAAATTGATTTTTTTTATCATAAAACCTTCTAATCCGATATGTTTAAAACTAGCAATAAGGAAAATTACACGAAAAAGAATAACACTTATTATTACACCAAAGAGACTGAAATTAAATTAAGTCGTGGTGAAAAATATATTTTAGTTCTCCAGCAAACTTTCAATGAATTGAATGGAGAAACTACCCAAAAAATTTACAAAGAACGGTCAGTATTAAATATTAGGAGGATTTTAAAAGCAATTAGTAAGAATAAAAATCCTTGGAAAATTCAAAAATCCAATACTGATTTTGAAATTGAAACTTATGAAGATGAATATAACAAATTGAAAGACTATTTCTCAGAATTACCTTCTTTATCTGGAACAATTGAGAATTCCAGAGAAGCAATTATTAGGAATTATTCCCGAAATACTCTCGAAAAATTATTCCACAAAGACGAATTTGACAATTTCTTCTATTTAGAAGGAAATGAACCTCAACTTCAAGACGAAGGAGAAACAGGTATTCATATCGGGAGTGTATTTAATTGTCCTTTTTATAGACAATAATAAAATTAATTGATAATTGATTTTTTTATTAAAAATTAAAATTTTTTTTATCAACCGATTAAAAATTATAAATTTTTTTTATATCCTGATTAAAAAATTATAAATTTTTTTTATTAAAAATAAAATTGAAAAACCAATAATTAGAAAAAAGTAATTCAATATGGATTCAAAAGAAACCACGATTTTATTTAATAATGTCCAACCTGTGGACATAAAGAATTCCCCAAGATTGGGGACTATCTTTACTTATTTAAAGAGGGAGAAAGACAATTCCCTCGTAGAAGGAAATGGTATTTATGTCATTCACACCAGTGGCAGTATTAGTCACATTGAAACAGACAAATCTCCCAGCACCTTCACAATTATAGGAGACGAAATCTATTATTCACATTACAATAAGAGTAATAGGTATTCTCTCATTTACAAGAAGGACACCTCAGGCAAGGAATTTCAAATTGCGGGTGGTCCTATTAGAAGGGAAGAAAGAGAAAGAGAAACGATGTTCGGGTATTACCAAGACAGTGAGACGGAAGTTGCGAGGTTCGCAAAGATTAACACTATGATTACTACATACGAAGGAAGATGTGTAGTGTGTGAAAATCACAAGGGTCTTATTCGTTTCTTGAACCCAGACGGCACATCTGAAATCATCACAGGTGGAAATCAACAGGGTAAGAATTTTATGAACCCGACGGCAATAGTAGAACTCCCTAAGGGAAGAGGGTTCCTAGTGTTGGATAACTACAATATTATGATGATGAGGAGGGGGAAAGAAAATACATACCATATTTGGACATTAGTTAAACTCTGGAATGGTTTTGTGCCTATTTCAGAAGCATTTCTTCCCCCATTTACTATATCCCAGAAGTTTGTTTATTTCTCAGATGGTCCTTCATATTTGGATAGGACTACCAGTGCGATTTATCAACTGGACTTGCAGAAGAAGAAACCTACAACAAAACCATTCATGACCAATAGGGAATTTGAAAACCTGAATATAGGGAAAATGAATGGATTTCATGTAGATAGCCAGGGAAAAATGTTGGTGTGGACCAAAGATGGAATATTTAGGTTGGAAGATAAACCTATGCCTTTGTTGAAGCAAATTCCATTGAAGAGTAAGTATCTTTGGAACCCTAAGATTTGTACCCATGTGAAGAGGGGTGTAGGCGTTTATGATTATGCCTGGGCATTTCTGCTTACCATACAACGATTATCAGAAAGAGAAAAAATCCCAGAAACTCCTCCAGAAATTTTGGAGGTGATACTGGCGAGATCGGATGTGTGGGGGGTGCCGGGATTTAATATGTACTTGTTGTGAGAATACCAACTTCCAGAGATAAAAAATTGAAAAAAAAAATATTTTTTATTTTTAAGAAAATGATTTTTAGCAAGAGAAGTTTAATTGTTACAGGTATAATATTTGGTTCTTCATTAGTATATTATCTTTATAAAAGAAACATTGAAGAGAGTGATGAAGTTTTTAGAAATGGTAGAATTAAATTATATAAACATATAGAATTAGTATTTTAGAGATTTAAAGAAATAAACCTAAATTTAATAAAAATGATACAGGAATTTGTAATTAAAACGTCTGCCATAATTGGAACAAGTAGTATTTTCCTATTAAATTTTTTTTTAGATAGTATAAATGAAAAGAAATCTTATAAAGAACAAATAGATTATATTGATATAGTTTAAAAAAAATAAATATTTAGATATATTATAATGCCTAATTATTTAAATATCCTAGTTGAGGAGGAAACAAATACTAAAAAAGTAAGTGAGAAGAAAGAAGAAGGAAACAAAGTTGATATTAAAAAAAAAATTATAACTAAAAATATTTTAAATACCAGATATTGTTATTATCATAGTGAAGAAGAAGAGTAATTTATTTATTCTGAAATTTTATTTTTTACTTTTTTTGGATGATTTTTTTTTTACTAAAACTTAAAACTTTTTTACTAAACATTCTTTTCTGTTCTTCTTCTATAATTCTAGAGTATGGGACAAACTCTAAAGTATTATTTAATGATTGTGCTCTACTTCTTTTTTTAGTTTTGTATTTTATTTTACCTAAATCTTTCATTCTTACTCTAGAAACATTCATTATTTCAAAATCTTCTTCTCTATCCATACCAGCTTTACACATAGGACAGAATGCTTTATAACTATATGAATCGGTTTCTATTAATCCTCTTGTTAGTGAATCAATAAGGCATTTTGAGTGGAAAAAATGTCCACATTTTAGTAATATAATATTTTCTCCTTCTAAATCGATATTTTCAAAACAAATAACGCAATTTTCTTCTTCTTGTGATAAATGTGTTCCTTTGGTTCTCATTATTTGACTAAAATCACTAAATGGTGTAAATTCCATAATAACTAATTTGTGAAGTGGTTTTATAATAAAACCTGTTTCTAATGCTTTATATGATAATTCTCTTGGTGATACTTCACAATTGATTTTTTCATCTTTATTATCACCATTATCAATCAATAAGGAAACAATATCGAAACTTCCTTTTGCCATAGCAACGTGAAGCGGTCTAAAGTTTTTAGGTAATACCATTTTTCTATCTCCGCATAAGAGAATATTTTGAACAGAATATGATTTTTCAATAGGGGATCCTAATTTTAAGAGTTTTTTGACAGTTTCGATATCATTATTATTAACCGCAAAGTAAAGAGCATCAACTTGTGTATTATTACTTAAAACATTGACATCAACTAAATTTCTTAATATAATATCAATTAATTCGGCATTTCTATCCATAATGGCTTTTTGAAGAACTGTATAATCGAAATAATCTCTATAACCTATTAAGAACTTAGTTGTATTAGATATTCCAACTTCATTAAAAGATAATAATTTTAATTCAATTAGTAATTTGGCAAGTTTGATATTTTCATTTAAATAACATAAATGTAATCCGGCGAATATATGGTCTCCTCCTCTGTATCTATATGGGTGTTTAGAATGGTTTTTCTTATGGTATTTTATAATTTGTGGTAAACTTCTAGGTCTTAATCCTTGGTCGAATAGAAATTTAAATAATTTAACGGAAAAATCTTGATTATTCGTAATAATTCCATCCATAACTGGTTCCATTTCATCTTCAACATCTATTGCGTATCTATTCCCATGAGAATATAAGAGGAAAAAGAAAAGACAATTATTAGGTAATTTCATTTTATCAGGGAATTCTTTATATTCATAAACCCAAGGTTCTAAGTTGAATTTGATATCCATAATTTCTTTCGGATTTCCATACCTAAATAATAATATAATTTTCCTAAAAACACTTTCTTCATACATTGAAATATCTTCATCAGTAATAGAAACATCAGATAAATTACTTATACATACAAGAAAACAAGTTTTAAACCTATGATAATTGTAAAAATCATCCATAGGATACTCTCCATTTACCTTATGAAGACTAATATCCCTAGCAATTTCACTATGAAGTGAGTGTTTCTTAGGTGGTTTCGAGTGTTTCATTTTTTCAAGAACAATTTCTAATAATCCCGAAATTTGTATATCAAAACAGTCGCAAAAATTGAATAAGAAACCACGTCCATATATATCAGTTTGATAGAAATCTAATTTATCATCTGGTAATTTAAGAACATGAATTAATAAGTGGTATCTTTCTTCATTATTTCCATAAAAAAAACTTGAAATTAATAGATTGAGAGCTGAAATTTTTTTTACATTTTGGAAATTGAGATTAAATCCTCTATCTAAAAGAATTTTTACTGCTTCTGAATTGGCATAAAAACAAGATGCACACAAAGCATTACATCCTTCTTTTCCTATTTCATCTTCGTAAATAACCTTACATATATCTAAAATCCTTTCTTGTGCTTTTGGATTAAAATTTTCATTTTCCGGATTACTATTTTCTAATAATAAAATCAATTGTTCTATAAGATTATAATTGTTCATATTATTATATATTAAGATTTTTTATATATTAAGATTTTTTATATATTATTATTTTTATATATTAACTAAAATAATTCTTTAGAACTTAAAATTATAGGACTGGAGGAATGTATATTACCTAAATAAATACCTTCTTTATTATATTTATCAATTATATCAATACCTAAATCTTCATATGCCACACCGCCTAAATATTTAAAAATCAGAGAAAAGGGTAATCCTTCATATAATAAACGAATTTTACCATTTGGTCGATTTTTATTTTTTGGATATAAAAAGACACCTCCTTGAATAATAGTTCTATGGCAATCGGAAATCATACTTCCTATATATCGATGATTATAATTATTATTTTTAAAATTTAGGATAAGTTCTTTAATATCGTCAAAAAATAAATGGAAATAGGATTCATTTACAGAATAAACTTTTTGGTGATGGAAATTTTGACCAAAACCTAAGTTTTTAACGAATTCAAAATCATTATTTTCATTTAATTGAAACATATTAACTCTATCAAGGTCAGTTCTAACCCATATTGTTGCCGGTCCATAAAGACAATATCCTGCCGCTACAATTTCGGAAATACGATGATTAACTTGGTCAAATTTGTAAATTCCGTAAATAGTTCCGGTTGTAATATTGGAGTCGATATTACTAGAGCCATCGAGTGGGTCAAAAGCAATTACGTATTTTAGAGGACTAAAATCCTCCATTGATTCTAAATTACCTAAATTTTTATTAAAATCTATTTTAACTAAATTAGGATGTTCTTCTGAGATATAACCTAATAAATTAGGAGATTTGGATACTTCTTCAACAATAATATTATGACTTATTAAGTCTAGTTGTTTGACCAAATCACCTGATTGATTTTGAGAACCTGATTGGACTGAACCTAAATTAATTTGATTTCCGAATTTTATTAATTTAGATATTTTCTGAAAAGAAGTATTTAGGTATTGATTGATATTATTCATATAATTTATGAGATATTTTTATTTCTTTAAATAACCAAAATCCTTAAAATCTTTTTCATATATTTTATATATTATATCTTTTGATTCTTGATCTAAATCTTCAACACTTAATTTAGATATAGTTTTATTATTTTTAGACAAATTATGAATCGGTAAATTATTTTTCAAACAGAAATTATTGAAATCTTCATCTAAATTCTCAAATTTAAGTATATTATCTGATTTGATATTCGTATTTTCTAAATATTTATATTGCGGTAATAAATGCCCATCATATTTTATTTTTTTACCTTGAATTAAGTTAGGTATTTTTTTGATAAATTTATTTAGGTTTTCTTTACTAGGATTATTATTTTTTTTATAAAATTTATTGTAAAATTTGAATTCACTCACCATTCTATCATATGGATTTCTAACAATGCAAAATAATAATTTATTATCATAAGGATTATTATCTTTTTCAAAATATGAAGGTGGAATGTGATAGGCACTTATACCATATTTTTTCTTCATTTTTTTGTATTTATTATGATTTTTAAGAAAAAAACGCTTACCAGAAAGTATTTTATATTTATCTTTTAAATGTCTGTTAATTGATGAACCAGCATTTTTTGGAATATGTATAAAAAATATATTTGATTTATTTTCAAAAGTTTCTTTGTTATTTTTTTTAATAAGTAAAATTAAGATAACCAATAAAAATAATAATATTAATAGCATCTATAATATATTATAATTAAATAATTCAAAATCTTTTTTATATATTTCATTAATTATATTAATGGATTTTTTATCTAAGTCTTCCATACCTATATTATAATCGCTTATGTTTTTATGAATGTTAAATTCTTTTTCTATTTTATTTTTTTTTAAAAATAAATTAAATTCATAGTTTAAATTTTCAAATTTTAATATATTTTTTTTTTGTATATTTGTATTTTCAATAAATTCTGATTGAGGAATAATATGCCCCCATCTATAAGTATGTAAATTTCTTTCCGGAAGTTTATGTATATATGAATTTAATTGTTCCGGTGTTATATTTTTCTTTTTTTTATTTCTCATTAAACTTTTGTAATCGCTAATTGCTCTGTCATAAGGATTTCTTACAACTGTGAATAAATTTTCATTAGCATAAGGATTTTTATTATTTTCAAAATATTTAGGTGGAATATGCCATTTATTAATTCTTAATTTTGCCTTATATTTTTTTCCAAATTTATCAAAATAAAATTTCCCATTTAAAATTTTATTTTTTTTTAAAAAATATTCAATACTAGTTCCTCCTGTTTTAGGTATATGTATAAAAAATATATTTGATTTATTTTCATAATGTTCTTTATTTTTTCTCTGTAATATTAGATAT